AAAAACAGCGTAAACTTAAAAGACTTAAAATATGAAATTTAAAACACAATTTACTAAAACCTATAAAGGTTCAAAAGGAAAAAAAATGTCAAACGAAGTTTTGACTGTACCAGACCAAAATTTATCAGTACGAGAATTATTAGACAGACATTCTCGAGGCTTACCAATCGGAGCTGCATCAAAAGATGGACAATTCTTTGATACAGAAGTCCCAAGATTTGACGATCTCTTGGATATGGTAGAATACAAAAAAGAACTTGTTCGTAAACATAAAGACTTAACCAAAAAAATAGAAGATGAGCAAAATGCTCAGAAACAAAAATTAAAAGACGAAGTTAAACTCGATCTTTTAAAAGAAAAACAAAAAGAAACTGCTGAATCTTGATTCGGCATTTTTTTTGTTTAAAACTGTCCCGAACGGGACTAGCACTAATTACATACTTGATATATTAGTGCTAATTGACACCAATTAACCGAAAACGACCTAAAAAACGGAAACGAAGTGAGAGTAAATAGGGGAGGTAAAGGAAAAAAGTGTCAAAAAAAAACAAAAAGTATAAAATATTAAAAAAAATTACTATATTGCAGTATGTTACCTCAGGTAAACATAATATAAATTATAGTTCAATCTAAAAAAACACTAATGGAAACAAAAAATTTTAAAACAGAACAAGAAAAAAAGTATGACGAACAAGTAAGAAAAATAGTCTTACAACATTGTGTGTCTTGCCACCAACAATTAGACCTATTACAATTAAGATTAATCAATTTCGAGGATTTAATTAGAGGTGTTCAAGATACTATCAAATTATCAAATAAACAACTAAAGGACGTAAAGTCCGAACACGAGGGAATTCAATTTGAACCCACAGGTGTAAAAAAACTTAAAAAAGTATGAGTATACTAGCAACTTTAGGAGGCCTTTTTATGAAAAAAGGTGCATTAACAGGTTTAGGATCTATAGCAACACAAGGTGCATTTAGTTTAGGTTCAGATATGTTATCAAATAGAGGTGCGTTACGAAGACAAAAACTTGCAGATCAAAATAATATAAGATTTTGGCAAATGCAAAACGAGTATAATACCCCTGCAAACCAAATGAAAAGACTACAAGAAGCTGGACTTAATCCAAATCTTATTTATGGAAGTGGATCAGCTAACACCGGAGTTGCAGGGAGTATTGCTCCATCAAAACCCGCACCATATAATGTAAAAAACCCAGTACCATTACAATCAATGTTATTAGGATCACAGATTGATAATATTCAAGCTGACACAGAAAGAAAAAAAGCAGATGCTAAAGCAACAAGAGATTTATTACCTGGTAGACTAGCTAAGCTAGCTTATGACACTGCTATATCAAAAATTACTGAAAGCAATTTAGATAGAACACAAAAATTAAAAATTGAGGGATTAGTTTCAGATGTAGTTATAAAAAAATATTTAAAAGACGAAGCAATCAATAGAGTAGAATTTGAAAACAAATTAAGAGATATGGGTATTAACCCAAAAACTGGTGCTATTCAAACTTTAATACAAGCCATTTTTAGTTGGATTGATACAATCACATTTGGCGAAGATATGGGACCAGGTGCAAAAAACTATTTAAACAATAATCAATATAACAGATAAAAACTATGAGTATATTTTCAAAAGTGGCAATGCCACGACCAAGTAAAAACACATTCGATTTATCACACGATCGAAAATTCTCTGGACGAATCGGAGAATTAATGCCAATCACTGTCATGGAATGCGTTCCAGGAGACAAATTCAACATTAAGGCTACAAACTTAACAAGGTTTGCACCTTTAGTAACACCAATAATGCACCAAGCAAGTGTATATTGCCATTTCTTCTTTGTACCAAACAGAATATTATGGCCAAGTTGGGAAAAATTTATATCAGGAGGTGAAGACGGTCTTGCAGATCCTACATTTCCAACTTTAACAAAAGTATCACCAGACGGTTTCTCAGAAGGCTCGTTGGGAGATTACTTAGGTTTACCAACCGGTAAAACAATTCCAACAACAAATCCCGTCTCTGCAATGCCTTTTGCAGCATACCAAAAAATTTATAATGATTATTATAGAGATGAAAATTTAATACCAAGTCAAGAAGATAATATATTATTAGAAGATGGAGATCAATCTACTACTAAAAAAACTGAGTTAATAGAATTAAGAAAAAGAGCTTGGCAACATGACTACTTTACAAGCGCATTACCCTGGACACAAAGAGGCCCAGAAGCTACTATTCCAATTGGAACAGAAGCTCCTTTATTATATGGAGATTATAGAAATCCACCCGTTGGATCTGGATATGCAACACAAATTGTAAGGAATGCATCAAGTGACAATCCACAACTAAATGAATCAGGTTTTGCAACTAATTCAACTGGAACTTTTGTAGATGACAATAATACAGTAGCATTAAATTTAGATGTAACACAAACACACGTTGCTGATTTATCAAATGCAACTGCTTCATCAATAAACGATTTAAGAAGAGCATTCAGATTACAAGAATGGTTAGAAAGAAACGCAAGAGGCGGTGCAAGATATATAGAAATTATTATGGCTCACTTTGGAGTGAGATCATCTGATGCTAGATTACAAAGGCCAGAGTTCTTGGGTGGTTCTTCGACACCAATTACCATTAGTGAAGTTCTGCAAACGAGTGCAAACTCAAGTCAACCGAGCCCTCAAGGAAACATGGCCGGACATGGTGTATCAGTAGGAAGTTCTAATTACGTATCATACAGATGTGAAGAACATGGATATATTATAGGTATTATGTCAGTTATGCCTAAAACAGCTTATCAACAAGGTATTCCAAAACACTTTACCAAATTTGACAAATTTGACTACTATTGGCCATCATTCGCAAATATTGGCGAACAACCAATTTATAACAAAGAGCTTTATTACGATAACGCGTCCACAGATGACGATGTATTCGGATATACACCAAGATATGCAGAGTATAAATATATACCTAGTACAGTTCACGGAGAATTTAGAAGTTCACTAGACTTTTGGCATATGGGAAGAATATTTGCATCAAAACCATCACTAAACCAAGATTTCATTGAATGTGATGCAGACGAAGTAGACAGAGTATTCTCCGTTACAGAGGGACAAGAACACTTATATGTGTATCTACACAACGAAGTTAAAGCAACTAGATTAATGCCATATTTCGGCACACCAACAATATAAAATTATGAGACGATCAAGAAGAATTAAAAGAAGAGGTCTCGCTAGACGAGGCAAAGCAAAAGGCTACAAAAGAAGAGTAGCCATGCAAAAAAGAAAATCAAAAAAATACAACTCTTATAGAGTATCAAGAGGAGGTATCAGACTTTAGTAGTTTTGGGGGGTTGCTTACCCCCCACTACATAAAATAACGGCCTATGCAATGTTTTACACCATTTCAAGTAAGAAATAAATCGAAAGATCATAACAATCAAAACTTGATGGTTAACGTTCCATGTGGTAAATGCCTCGCTTGTAAAAAAAGACGAGCATCACATTGGTCTTTTAGGCTAAACGAAGAAGCTAAAATATCAAGCTCTGCTTGTTTCATAACACTTACATACGAGGAAGCGCCAATTTCTGAAAACGGATTCAGAACTTTAAACAAACGCGACTTCCAATTATTCTTAAAAAGATTAAGAAAAAAATGTCCTACTAACAAACTCAAATATTATGCTTGTGGAGAATACGGAACTAATACACATCGACCACATTACCATGCTATTTTGTTTAATCTCCCTAAGTCTCTTATACAGAGTCCTGAAAAAATCGCCGACACTTGGACACACGGTCATATTCATCTTGCTAATAATAACCAACTTACTATTAATTACGTTGTTGGCTACATGACCAAATCAAATTTTACTAGGTTTAACGACCAAGACGATCGGATTCCTGAATTCTCATTAATGTCTAAAAAAATGGGCTCAGGTTATTTAACTGAATCCATGAAAAAATATTATAAAGACAGACAAATTGCATGTATAGTTAGAGAGGGTGGACATATAATTTCAATGCCACGTTATTATAAACAAAAAATATTTACAAAACATGAATTAAAATTAATCAACAACGAATATCATAAGTTAAAAGAAACAGATATGAACGAGATATCTGCTAAAATAGAACACGAACACCTCGTTAACATCATACGCCGTGATGAAAAACAGCGTAAACTTAAAAGACTTAAAATATGAAATTTAAAACACAATTTACTAAAACCTATAAAGGTTCAAAAGGAAAAAAAATGTCAAACGAAGTTTTGACTGTACCAGACCAAAATTTATCTGTAAGAGAATTATTAGACAGACATTCTCGAGGCTTACCAATCGGAGCTGCATCAAAAGATGGACAATTCTTTGATACAGAAGTCCCAAGATTTGACGATCTCCTGGATATGGTAGAATACAAAAAAGAACTTGTTCGTAAACATAAAGACTTAACCAAAAAAATAGAAGATGAGCAAAATGCTCAGAAACAAAAATTAAAAGACGAAGTTAAAC